GGTTTCACATTATAATATTTATTAATATCAAATTTACATAATTGCTCATATATACAAGTACCAAATAAATCTTTATTATCAAAATCTATTGGAGTTGGTCCAATAAAAACAAAATTTTTATTTGTTCGTTGATATTGTTCCATTACTTTTAAAATATCCACACTTGATAACCATTCATATGGTTTTGCTTTCCAAGTAGTAGGTGAAAATGGTCTAAATACATTTTTTAATATATGGTCTTTATTTATATTTCCAATATGATTCTCTTTAATCCAGCATAGTTCATTATAACATTTTGAACTTAAATTAGTTTTAAAAAATAACCAAATCTTTTTGGGGTTATTAGTTTTTATTAAATTATTGGGATTTTTAGAATTCCATATTTTTTTAAAATTAAATAATTCACTATTGTTGTAACAAGACAATTTTTGTAATTCTCCATTTATTTCTTTGCCTCTATTTGGTGCACAATTTAATTTTTTAAATTTAGCTGTCTTATTTTTATTATGATGTTTATTTTTTCTTTTATTTTTATTGGTTGGCTTTGCCATATTGAAATATATGAATATTTTAATATATAAATATATTTTTTATTTTTGGTATCTTTTTTTGGGTAATATTTTTGGTTTTATATTAATATTTCTTTTCTCAATAAACTCATCTAAAGTATTATTTTTATTTTGTGGTTTATTAAAAAAATCTTTATTTATGTCTATATTAACATTACTAAAGTCATTATTAAATGAACTGTCTTGTAACTTATTATTATTATTTTTATTATTATTATTATTATTATATATACGTAATTCATTTTGAATTTCTTTTTTAAAATTATTTGTTTTAATATTTTCTATATAATGATTAACAAATGAATTAAATGCACTTAAATATTTGTAATCTTCATTATTATTATTTATAAATAAGCAATTATTACTTGGGTCAGTATAATAAGTAAATAATTCATTTATCTTTGTTTTTATTTCTTTTTTATATTTTATAAAGTCATTTTTCATAATAATTGATTTTTCATTTTTATTTACTAATTTATTATATAATTCTTTATTTCCTAACAGCATCAAATCAGCATCTTTTGTTTTATTGATTTCCATATTAATATATAATTGAGTATAAGTATATATTAATTTTTTATTTAATTATTTAATTATTTACTAATTATAAATTTTTAAGTTGAACTTTTGTAGAATTTAAAAATATTTCATTTCCAATATTATTTGACAAATTTGGATTAAAATCATTAAAACTAGGTGTTTGAAATAATAAATGATTAGTTAAATCTTGATTAGTATTGACAAAATCTATTGGATTTTCATATAAATTACTATTAGATGATGGTATATATTTTGCTTGGTCGCCTTTTTGTAATGCGAAAAATTGGCTTCTTAAACTTGATTCTAAATCTACATTTTTTGCAAATCCACAAAAATGTGGCTTAGAAGTTCCTGGAAAAAATGTAGAATTACTATCATAAATTGGATAATTATTTAAGGGTACATTTGTTTCTTTTCTATGGTCTAAAATAGGTAATGTGCTATATTTGGTAGATACTGAACGTGGTGAAAAATTCATATTTAATTGTTCAGATGGAAAATTACGTGAATATATTTCATGATTTATGTTATCATTTTTTTTGAAATTTTGCAAAGTAACATTATAATTCATATTATATAATAAAATAATATAATAATATAATATTTTATTTTTATCAAAAAATATATTAAAATATATATTAAAAATATATTAAAAATATATTAAAAAATATATTAGATATGTGCGGGATATTTGCATTAATAAATAATACAGCAAGCAATAATATTATTGAAAATAATTTCAATAAAGGAAAACCACGTGGTCCTGAATTTTCTGTTTTAAAAAATCATAAAAATATAATTTTTGGTTTTCATAGATTAGCCATTAATGGATTAAATTCTAAATCTAATCAACCGTTTGAAATTAACAATTGCGTTTTAATATGTAATGGTGAAATTTATAACTTTGCACAATTAGCAATTGATAATAAAATAACTCTTGAAACCGATTCTGATTGCGAAATTATTTTGCATTTATATAAACTATATGGAATGGAATATACCATTCAACTATTAGATGGTGTATTTGCTTTTATTTTATATGATATACAAAAAAATTTACTTTTTATTGGAAGAGATCCATATGGTGTGCGTCCGTTATATTATTATATAGAAAATAATTCTATTGGTTTTGCAAGTGAAATAAAAAGTTTATATAGTTTTCCATCTAGAAAAAATAACATTTGTAATTTTATACCGGGCCATTATATGATGATATCTGACTTAGATAATAAACTTACTATGGATTATTCTAAATATATAGCATTTCCTTGCTTCAATAATTTAGATTCAATAAATAATAATATGAATGATATTAATCATCTTATTGTAAATAAATTTATGGAATGTGTAAAAAAACGCACACTAGGAACAACACAGAGACCAATTGCATGTCTTCTTTCAGGTGGATTAGATAGCAGTTTAGTTGCTTGTATAGTAAATAGTTTTATTAATAATGATAATACTACCAATGCTAAAGAAATTAAATTAAACACATTTAGTATTGGATTAGAAGGTTCAGAAGATTTAAAATATGCTAAAATAGTAGCACAACATATAAATAGCAATCATCATGAAATTGTAGTTTCCGAGCAAGATTTTTTTGATGCCATACCTGAAGTTATAGAAAAAATAGAATCATTTGATACCACAACAGTTAGAGCAAGTGTCGGTAATTATTTGGTTGCAAAATATATTAAAGAAAATAGTGATTGTAAAGTAATATTTAACGGTGATGGTGCAGATGAATTAATGGGTGGTTATTTATATTTTAAAAAATGTCTGTGTTCTCAAGATTTTGATTTTGAATGTAAACGTTTATTAAATGATATTTATAACTTTGATGTTTTACGTAGCGACAGAACTATTTCTTCAAATGGTCTTGAACCGCGAACACCATTTTTAGATAAACAATTTGTTGAATTTTATTTGTCCATAGATAAAAATTTACGTTATAATACTACTATAAATAATTGTGAAAAATATTTAATTAGAAAATCGTTTTCTAAATTAATGCCAGATTTAGTACCTGAGAAAATTTTATGGAGAACAAAAGAAGCATTTAGTGATGGAGTAAGTTCTTTAAAACGTTCGTGGTTTGAAATTATTAAAGAAAAAATACAAACTAATAAAGAATTGCATAATGATTTAGATAATATTATAAAAAGTTATAAACATATGAATTTTTCAAATACTAAACCTATTACTTATGAACAAGCTTACTATAAGTATATTTATAATAAACATTATCAAGGATGTGATAATTTAATTCCATATTATTGGATGCCACGTTTTATTGATTCTAATGATGCAAGTGCGCGTACATTAAATATTTATAAAGAAGAAAATAATAATATACAAGAAAAATAGATTTATGATTTATTTAATAAAAATAGGAAAATATAAATTATTATAGAAAATATAATAATTGTAGTTCTTGATAAAATATACGGCCAATATGGTAAATTTAAAATTGTAAAAATACCTAAAAATGCTAAAGCAATATTGCTAATATTAAGTTTTAAATATTTCTTAATATTTGTTAATGGATATAATAAAATTGCGTGTAATATTAACGATGCGCTAATTAAAAGAAAATAATTATATTTTTCAATTAATAATATTATTTCAACTATACCAATGATTGCAATGACAACAAATGCATAACTAAAATATTTGATATAACTTTTATAATATAATATTATAAAACTTAATGGTATTAATAACCAACTTAACATTCCATTATTTAATTTGTAATCATAATAATAAAAATCTTTATCAAAAATATTATTTAATATTGAAATATTCATATATAATTTATATTATATAAAATATTTATATAATATAAAATGAATGAAAAAGTAGGAGAAGGGACATATGGTTGTGTTTTTAAGCCAAGTTTAAAATGTAAAGAAAAAATTAACACTTATGAAAACAAAGTTTCAAAAGTGATGGTAAATAGGGAAGCAACCAATGAATTAAAAGAATATAAAAGTATTTCAAAAATTGAAGGTTTAGAAAAATATGCAATTACACAACCGATTCTATGCAAACCAATAATAGACGATAACTATATATCAAGTGTTACTCAATGTGAAAATCCATTAATAAACAATGTTAATAAAAATAAATCAGAACATAGTATGTTATTATATGAAGATGGAGGTATAAATATTACTAATTTTGTAGTAAATATTTTCAAAAAAGCAGAAGTAAAAGAACAGCATTATTTTTTAACATCGTTAATTACTTTATTAGATGGATTACAATTTTTTAAAACTAAAAATATTCTACATAGAGATATCAAAGCAGATAATATTGTTTATAATATTAATAATGGTAAAATCAAATACATTGATTTTGGTTTAATGATTAAAAAAACACGAGCAATAGAGTTGTCAAAAAAAAGTAGTGACGGTTTTGCTATGGCTCATAGTTATTGGCCTCCTGAAAATATATGTAGAAATTTTCATAGATATAATTTATCAACTAAATGTAATTATTTAAAAGATAATAAAAAATATAGTTATAATGATTTTTTAGAATTAGCAGTAAATTCTTTTGATTTATATACATTGGCGTTAGTTTTTTATCAAATTGCTAATTTTTTAATTAATGTTGACAAATATAAAAATTTTGGTAAAGATATGAAAGAAATTTCAAAATATTATATATTAGCTAATTTATTTGAACGAAAAACAAATATACAAAAATTTAAAGAAGAATATACAGCATTGTTAAAAAAACATAAAATTTATTTAACAAGTGGCACACCAACACCAAGTGTTAAAATACAAGATAAAGTAGAAAGTATATATAAAGAAGAATTAAAAAAGGAAATTAAGAAAAAAGAATGTCCACCAGAAAAACCTATTCATAATCCCAATACAAATAGATGTTTAATGTTATGTAAAGATGGGTATATACGTAATGAAGATTATAAATGTGTTGTAAATAAATCATTAATTAAAAAAAAATCTAATAAAAATAATAAAATTAATAAAAATAATAAAATTAAAAAATCATCTTCAAAATCATCTTCATCTAAAATGTCTAAAAAATCAATATGTGTTAAAAAAAATATGGATTATAATGTTAAAACAAGACGTTGTAATAAAAAATGTAAAGCGGGGGAAACAAGGAATGATAAATTTAAATGTGTAAAAATTTCATAACTCTAACTTTATAGAAATTAATTCTTAAATTTATTTTTAATTAATATAATAGTTTATTAATATTATATTAATATATGGATTTTGAATTATTAAAAAAAGCGTTGGAAAATGATGATAATGTAGGGCTAATAAATACAAGTATTCAAGAAATAAAGGATAAAAAAAACAATATATTACAACAATTGGGATTAAATCGCGATGATTTAAAATTGTTTAATTCCAATTTAAAAGGTTATAGATATATAGAGGAATTAAAAGATTTAAAAATAGGCAGTAATATACGTTATATAAAATTAAAAAATATAGAAAATATAAAATTATCAGGTGTAAATAATTTATGTGAAATAAAAGTTTTAAATCAGGGGATTGGTTTAGTATTTAAAAATTTTCAAAATAGATTTTTTACTATTTATTTTAATGATAATTTAATATTTCAAAAAATTAATTGTGAAGAAGAAGTAATATTAAAAGCCATTAAACATTTGAATAATTAAATATTTTTTAAATCTATTTTTTCTTCTTTTTTGTTTTGTTAATAGTTAAATATTTTCCATTTTTTTTAACTTTATTACCTTTAGGATTTGTTTTTAATGCTTTAAGTGTTTTCTTTTTTTTACAAGAAAACCCGTAAATTTTTAAGTTTTTTTTCTTTATTACACTATTATTACATATAGCAATAGACCTTGATTCTTCATTGTCATTATATTTTTCTTTTACTTTTTTAATACAACTACATATTTTTTTTGCTAACTTATCTTCAACCATTTTGCGTAATAAATTAATGGGTAATTTTTTATTATAATTAATATTATAATAGTCTAAAATGGATAAATAATCTTGTTTCAATAATCGCATATTTATGCTACTAATATATGCAAATAAAAAAAATTTATAATATTTTTATTTTTAATATTTTTGTAAAAATAAAAATATTGTGTTATATTAGAAGAAGATGAAAAAATATTATGTTATAGTTTTTGATTTGGATGAAACGTTGGGGTCATTTGGGCAACTTTCTTATTTTTGGAAACTTACTAAAGAGTATTTAAAAAACAACGAACTACATAAAAAGTATTTTTTTAATATAATAGATAATTTTCCTTTATTTTTTAGACCAAATTTATTAAAATTATTAAATTTTATTAAAAATAAAAAAATAGAAAAAAAATGTGATTATGTTATAATTTATACGAATAATAACGGACCAAATGAGTGGGCAAATATTATAAAAGATTATCTACATTATAAACTTAGTTATAATTTATTTGATAGAATTATACGGGCATTTGAAGCGAAAGGAACAAGAGTAGAAATGTGTAGAACAATGAATTCAAAATCATATAATGATTTTATAAGTTGCACAAAATTACCAGAAAATACTCAAGTTTGTTTTTTGGATGATGTTTATCATAAACCTATGGAAAATAAAAATGTAGATTATATAAAATTGGAGCCTTATCAATATTCTACAGATTTAAATTTGTTAGCAAAAACCTTTTATAATAAAAATAAAAAATTATTTAAAGCAAATGGTAATAATTATTTAAGTTTTATAAATAAGTATGCAAATAACTATAAAATAATAAATAAAAGCAAATTGGAAGAATTTAATGATAAGGAATATACTGAAGAATTACTAAAAAAAGTAGATAATTTTTTAAAATCAAATAAAAATAAAATTATAAAAACAAAAAAAACTAGAAAAAAAAGATTAAAAAGAAAGAATCCAATTAAAGGAGGGCATACTAGAAAACATAATTAGAAAACTAAAATTATTTAATTAATTGAACCCCTGATTGTACGAAATCTTTAGATTTATACATAATATATTCATCCATTCCTTGTGTTAATGAAGTTGATAATAATAAAAATATAGCACAAGAAAATACGATATTCCTATCAAATTGTTCAAATTTTCTTTCTTTATAAAATAATGGATTATACAAAACAATCAAAACTAAAGAAATATATAGTTTTAATAAAGTTCTTAAATAATCCAAATATTGAGGTGCATATCCGCTTAAACCAAATAAAACTATAAAATACAATATATAACTCAAATACAACCCATATAAGAATATGTTTTGATAAAGTTTTTTCATAATTATATAAACAATATATTTTATATAAAATATATTGTTTATTTTAATATATATTAAAAATGAACTTAAAGAAAAATATGTCTTTTTTTAACAAAATTAAGTTTGTTACCTTTTATCATAATAAAAAAAATTTTATAAAAAAGATGATTTTTTTTGGAATTTATTGTTTGGCATTTTTTTTGGATTTGGACATTTTTGATTTTTTAATAAATGTCCATTTCTTATATTTTTGACAAAAAATAAATTTCAAAAAAAGCTGATTTTACCATTTTTCACGTATTACCAATTAACATTACATTTTTTAACGTTTTTTAAAATAAAAAAATTATGGTAAGGCAATAAATTTCAAATTTTTTAAAAAATAAAAATTTTCGACTTTTTTTATAAGTATTAAATACTTATAAAATACTTATAAAAATACTTATAAAAAAGTCGCAAAAAGTCGCCATAAATTAAAGTTACATATTTTTTAAACTCATTATGTATATATAAATATAATTAATCAAACATATTTTTAAACTTGTAGATGTAAAATACTTATAAAGGCGCAAAAAATCGCAAAATAAGTTAAAATTATATATATTAAAAATGAACTTAAAGAAATATGTGTATTTTTAACAAAATTAAGTTTGTAACCTTTTATCATAATAAAAAAAAATTATAAAAAAAAGTGATTTTTTTTGGAATTTATTGTTTGGCATTTTTTTTGGATTTGGACATTTTTGATTTTTTAATAAATGTCCATTTCTTATATTTTTGACAAAAAATAAATTTCAAAAAAAGCTGATTTTACCATTTTTCACGTATTACTGATAATCATTACATTTTTTAACGTTTTTTAAAATAAAAAATTTATGGTAAGGCAATAATTTCCAAAAATTTTGGAAAATAAAAATTTGCGACTTTTTTTATAAGTATTAAATACTTATAAAATACTTATAAAAATACTTATAAAAAAGTCGCACAAAAGTCGCACATTTTTATATTTTTAAAAATAAAACCTTATTAGATGTATTATTATTAAAATATTATAATATTATATATATATGTTTAATTCAAATACTTATAATCTCTCAAAAAATCGCAAAATAAAGAAAAAAGAATTTAGAGAGTTTTTTATAAGTATATTATACTTATAAATGACTTATAAAAAACTCGCAATTTGTGTTACAAAATATAATTGTGAAAAATGCAAGTATGTAACATGTAAAAAATCTGATTATTTTAAACATCTACAAACCCAAAAACATAATTTGGGAGAAATACTTATAAATGATGAAAAAAAGGTCGCAAATAAAATATTTGAATGTATATGTGGGAAAATATATAAACATAATCAAAGCTTATTCAATCATAAAAAAAAATGTGTTTTTGTAAAAGAAGAAACAAATAATGATATAAGCAATAATCAATTAACATTAAATAGTAACCATAATAATAATAATATAATTACTCAAGAAACAATAATTAAATTAATAAATGAAAGTACTGATATAAAAAATTTATTAATAACACAGCAACAACAATTATTTGAACAACATAAACAATTAATAGAACAACAAAAACAATTGGTAGAAATTGTTCCCAAAATAGGTAATAATATTACCAATAATAATACTGCTAATATTAAACAAAAATTCAATA